TGGTCACTTGCCGGACGTGCTGCGGCAGTTTGTTGATAGTAAGGCACGGGCGCGCATTAATCGTCTGCCCCTGCACCGCGCCACGGGTCGCCAGCACATCAGCAGGCCACTGCCAGTGGTTGTCGGGCGAGCCAGCATAGAACTTCAGATCGTCAATCTCATCCTCGCGGGATTCGGACAACGCCGAGATTGCCATGTCCAAACGGCTGCGTGCGGTTGCAAGTACGCCGGAATCGTCGTTCTTCTTGCCACCAACATTGGCGACATTGCCTACCGCTACCATGCCGGTGTAATCTGCCATTTAACTTCCCATCCATGAAGTGTGCATTGCGCCGTCTTGAGCGTTATACCGGCGAGTTGGCTCAGTATACTCGCGGTGAGCCACAGGAAAAGCAAACGTCACGCATATAGCGTCCGCTGCGTCTGGCGATGCAAGTCCCCGCGCTTTCATTTCTTTCTTGCTCTCCAAGAAGATTGTTCCACGTGAATCAGGCTTCATCTTAGGCGAAATTAAATCCGTCTTCAAGAACCTGTCGGTCGGGATACTAGCAGATTTCAACCATTCCCTCATCTCGCCCCACATCTGGGCGCGCATATTTCCGTACATTATCGGGTTTTTAGCTTTATTTCCAAAGTTTACACCTTTGATCTTGTACCGCTGCTCTTTGAGCCTGTCCACAATCCCAGCCCCCAGCCCACCCTCGTCGATCACCACCAGCGCCGGTTTGTACTCTTCAATCGCGTCGATTACATACCCCACCACCGTCATCGTGTCGTCGCCACGGTGGCGCGTTATGTTAACAATATCCCTGCCTTGGCGCACGGCGATGACGGTCGCGTCCGCGCCGTAGCGCGCCGGATCGACCCCAATAATGATGGGCGCGGACAAGTCCTTGTACTTCTCCCGCCCCATCGCCTCGTCCACGATGTCTGAGCCAATGAACTGGTCGTCCCCCGCGCTTGGGAACATCCCGTAGACCTCGACGTGCGCTTGACTTGAGTCCGGCCCGTACTCTTGGATGATCCGCTCGTAGACCTGTTTGTCCGTACCCTCGACCGTGCGCGCGTCCACCACCTTGGTTTTCCAAAACGCCCGCTTGGAGTTGAACGATTCGTAGAAGTACCCCGTGTTGCGCCGTGGGTTGGAGAACGCCAGCCAAAACCTGTTGGGTGTGTTCTCCGTGAAGAAGCCCGCAGTCACCGCCCAGATCGCGTCGTCAATACCAGACGCCTCGTCGAACACCACTAGCACCCCGTCGTAGTTATGCACGCCCGCGTAGGCGTCCGGATTCTCCGCTGACCACAGCCGCCCTTCCACGCCCCAGTACCTGGTGCCCTTCTTCAAGTCACGCTCGACCAGTTCAGTCAGCCACTTGGCGGGCATCAGCCGTGTGGCCGAAACTTCAAACCAGTGGCTGTTGATCGCCATTGCCAGCCACTTGGTAATCTCAGCCCAAGTGATTGATCTGAGTTGGCTCTCCGAGTTGGCCGAGATGATGGTCGTCGAGCCTATGCGCGTTGCCAGCATCCAGATTGTGATCCAACTGACCAAAGCCGACTTGCCAATACCGCGCCCTGACGAGATGGCCGATTGCAGCACTGCGTAATCTATTTCGCCTTTGTTTGCTTCGATGTGGTCGGCAATGTCTTGCAACACCTCGCGCTGCCACTTGCGTGGCCCTTTGAAGTTCTCCAGCGGCGTGCCCTTGACGCCCCACGGAAATACAAGCGCTACGAAATTAAGCGGGTTGTCCTTGATGCGCGGCGTCCATAAACGCGCCATCAGGGCTTGTTCGTCTTCAGCGCTGTATTTGGTTGACTGCATCGACTACTTCAATGACACGCATCTCTGCCTCTTGCAGCGCCTGCGTAATGGATATGCGCTGGTCGATGTCCACCGAGATGGACTGCTTGGCGACCCAGCCGTGCTGGTGTTTCAAGATTTCAAGCGCCGCCTTGGCGTCGCCCTCTTTGGCTGCTTTGTGCAAGATGTCAGCCATCTCGCGTTCGCCGTCAGCCTTGCCTTTGCGCGCGGCCATCTCGGCCAGTGCGTCAAATTGGCACAGGTGCTGGTACTCCTCTGGCCGCAGCCCCGACGCCAGGGCCAGCGTGTCGCCTTTGAGTCCTAGCTTGGCAGCGTCGTATATCGCCTGCAAGCGCGATTCGGTCGCTTGGACGTGTCGGACAGTGAGCGGCAGTGACTTGAACAACTGGTTCTCCTGCGCCTGGGCGGCGTGTGCTTTGGATTTTATATTAAAAAAATTTTGTTTGTGGCCCCTCCGTTTACGTTGGCCCAATCGCTCGGCCCTACCCCTCCCCCCTGGCCAAAATCCTACACAAAATGGCAAGCATATACTAGTCAGAATGGTAAGCATATACTAGTCAGATTGGTAAGCATATAGTAGTCAGAATGGCAAGTATATTCCCTGGTCGTTGTTGGCAGTGTGGGCTATGCCTACGGGGTTGCAGGCCATGCGATATCGGCAGGCAGGCAGTGTGGGCAGTGTGGGCAGTGTGGGCTATGCCAATGCAAGCGCATGGCCTGCGTTAACAGTGCGGCCATGCATTGCGTGCAAAATGCAGCGATTGTCGGCGTGGGTCATGTGGGCACCCAAAACAGCGTTTTCAAATCGCTCTACCCCATATTGCATATTTCACATTATGAAATGTAAAGAGTATATAACTTGGGATTTATTTAATGACAATATGACCTACATCTATAGCTTTTCATTGGAGAGCCGCACGAAAATAGCACCACCCACAATGCGCCACGCTAGGTGCCCACAAAATGCACATGCATGGTGTCAATTCTGTAAATTGACACCATATAAAGTGTAAGGAAATCCCTTACAATAGTAAGCATGGCAACATCGCCATGCAATAAAGTAAAGGCACACAATGACAAAATCAGAAAACCGCGAGCTGTTGAATGTACTTAAGTACATGGATCACGATATGGGCTTAGCAGCGCGCACACTAGCGACGCTAGTGCGCAGCACACGCAGCAAGAAAACCAAAGCCGAGTTATTGGGCTTTGCGCTGGCCTACAAACTGAACCGACGCATAGAGTTTGTAGTCTGCTAATATCCAAACCCCAAGGGCTTCGGCCCTTGTCAATAAACTACAGTAAAGGCAAAAAATGCAAGTTCACTTAACACTCAAATCGGCCAATGGAAAAACCGGCCCGATCCCCGTAAGCACTACAGAGCGCGATAGCTGCCCTACTAATTGCGCCATGCGCGCAGAATGCTACGCCGACAGCGGGCCGCTCGCGCTGCACTGGCGCGCAGTTAGCGCAGGCACGCGCGGCACCACTTGGGGCCAATTTACACAATCAATCGCAGCGCTGCCCGACGGCCAATTGTGGCGTCACAATCAAGCGGGCGATCTGCCCCAAGCAAACGGGACAATTGACGCTGTCAAATTGGGCCAATTGGTCGCGGCCAATGCCGGCCGTCGCGGGTTTACCTATTCGCACCATCGCGACAGCGCGAGCCTAGCATGGATCAAGCACGCCAATGCATGGGGCTTTACTGTAAACTTATCGGCCAATGACTTGGCCGATGCCGATGCCTTGGCCGATACCAATTGCGGGCCTGTGGTGGTGGTGGTGCCAAGCACTACCACTAAAAACACAGTGACACCCAAGGGCCGCGCTGTCGTTATCTGTCCCGCGACACAGCGCGACGATGTCTCATGCGCCACTTGCCAATTGTGCCAGCGCCAGCGCGCGGCCATTGTGGCATTCCCTGCCCACGGCTCGCGCCATCGGGTGATCAATCTGCGCTTGGCCGCAGCGTAGGGTTATCTGCAAACGGCCGTCAATGGCCGTTTGCGGGCTAATCTTAGCCACACAATCAACTAATCGAAGGAAAATTATGAACACATATAAAAACCCATGGCACAAACCACAAAACCCCATGTACGGCCCAGAAAATTATTCGACGGACGAAAAACCCGTTTTATACCGCGATCACTTGATTTATGAACGCATCGAAGGGTGTGTTTGGGACGTGGTGAAAGATGGATCATGCATCACTCAATTAGCGGGTTTGAACGGTGCAAAAAGGGCAATTGATAAATTACTTTTAGGCGGTGCACCATGATCCGCACTATGCGCGCACGTTATCCAGGCCGGTGCGCGGCCACCGGCGCGCCGATTAAACCCGGCGCACTGATCTACTATGACGGCCGCACTAAAC